GTCGCGGGGTTCGCGGTTGTCCGAAATAAAATCGCTGCAATCCTGGCGGAAGAGATCGCCGCGCAGCAAGTACTCGCGACGGCGGGCGGGGAAAACCCAGACCTGTGGAAAGTTCGAATTTTTACCGAACGGGATTCCCCTTGGGAAATGTTTCTCAACGACCCCGCGGACACCAGCCCAATTTGCCACGTGACATTTTACGAGGGGGACATCGACCCCTCAAGCGGGGATTTGATAGAGAGCCAGACTTCTCAATCTAAATTTTGGCTTGATTGTTATGGCTACGGTGTGGCGGAATCGGAGGCCACGGGCCATCTTCCGGGAGACGAGAGCTCCGCGCTAGAAGCGACCCGGGCGGTCCATCTTATCCGTTCTATTTTGATGTCTGGGTATTATTCGTCTTTGGACTTAGACGAGGTTGTGACCAGTCGAAAGACCAACAGGATAACCTCCTACAAACCAGCGACAGCCCAGGGTGCTTCTGTGGTTACGATCCAGAACATTACGGTCTATAGACTTGAATTGGAAGTCCGCCATTGTGAGTTGAGCCCACAAGTGGTGGAGGGGATTTTAGAACAAATCAACGGGACAGTTTACCGAGAAGACTCGGGCGAAGTCCTTGCAAGCGTAGAATACGTCTACGAGGAGGAATAGAGAAGAATGACTTTTCCAGCTTCCAACAGGGCATCGGCTTCGACGGCTGAACCCATCTTCAGAAATTTAAAAAGCGGCGGCGGCCAATATGTGGTCCCGCGGATTGCCATTATCGGACAGGGCGCCACGGCATCCACTTTTGCCACTACGAAAGCGCAGGTCTTCAGTGCTAACGACGTGGGGTATGCTTACGGCTACGGGTCCCCGCTTCACCTCGCGGCCTTGGAACTTCTCCCGGCCAACGGGGACGGCGTGGGCAGTATCCCCGTAACGGTTTACCCAATGGACGACGCGGGGTCCGGGGTGGCGAGTGCCGGGGACATTACCCCCTCCCTCTCTTCCCAAGTCCTGTCGACGTTCCGGGTGCGCGTTAACGGGATTTATTCTGAGCCGTTCAATGTCCTCGCGGCCGATGCAGTGGCGGACGTGGTAGCCTCGATGGTCGTTGCGATCAACGCGGTGCCTAGTATGCCGGTTATCGCATCCAATGGTACAACTACTGTGACTATCGCCTCAAAGTGGAAGGGTGTGAGCGCGAACGACATCACTCTTGCCGTTGACGGTCCGACCGACGCGGGCGTTACCTGGGCATTTACCCAGCCCGTTTCGGGGGCTAATAACCCCACGGTCGACGCCTCCCTTGCCCAAATTGGGCCAGTGTGGGAGATGTTTGTTGTCAATTGTCTCGACCCCGCGGACACCACGGCAATGGACGCACTCGCGGCTGAGAACGTTGGGCGCTGGGATCCTCAGGTGTGGACTCCCTTCGTCGCTGTAACGGGCAACGGAGAAGCAACTTACGCGACGGCGGTTGTGGTTCCTGATGCGAGGCCAACGGACTATACCAACGTGTACGCTACCGCGCAGGGATCAGAGAGCTTGCCCTGTCAGATCGCCGCTCGGACTGTTGCTCGGCTGGCGAAGCAAGCCAATGAGAACGCGGCTACGTCCTACAACGGGTTGAAGCTCGACACGATCTACCCGGGCACGGACGCCCAACAGTGGTCGTATGCACAGCGGAACGCAGCGATCAACGTGGGTTGCTCCACCGCCACCAAAGAGGATGGCATCGTCACTATTGGCGATATGGTAACGTTCACCCACCCAACGGGAGAGACCGACCCAGCCAAGCGCTACGTAGTCGCCTTGGTCAAACTATGGAATTACATCTCCAGGATCAACACTGAGTTCAGGGGCGACAACTGGCGTCGGGCTCCGCTCCTCCCCGATGACCAATTTTCGACAAACCCGTTGGTGAAGAAGCCCAAAGATGCGGTTACCGCTATTGCGGCGATCACAGACGCCGCGGCGGGTGACGCCCTTATCGCGGACCCCGCAACGGCAAAAGCCTCAATAACGGCAGCGATCTCGGGCAGCAACAACAACCGGATCGATTGGTCTGTTCAAATTCAGATCGCAGGGAACACGAATATCAAAGCGGGAACTGTCTACTACGGTTTCTTTTACGGAGGTAACTAATGGGCGCACGCGGCGGACCTATTAAAGAATTAAGCTGGGCGGGCCGAACGTTCAAGAGCGCGGGTGATGCCACTGTGAGTCGTTCTCTCGGCGGGATGTCTAACGACAAGGAGTTGAACGGGGACGGGCAGACGGGCAGAACTATCCAGACCGTCGTTCCCTGGACCATTGAAGGCGCGATGCTCAGTACTGATCCTGATAGGGGGGACCAAGAATTTGTCCAAGACGCGATAGACCGCGGTGAGGACGAACAATTCAGTTGTACTTTTGCCGACGGCTCCACCTATCAGGGCGTCGGGACGGTTGAGGGAGAGGTGAAATTCGATGGGTCGAAGGCGACTATGTCCGCGAATTTCAAGGGCCCCGGGAAATTGACCAAGCAGTAATGAGGCTCAGAGGGCTATGATTGGCGCGGGCTCCCTCCCCTACAGCCGGTGAACGGCGCGCCAATCGCTTTTAAGAGGGAAACATGTTTGACAAAAAAGAAGAGCAGTCAAAAGACACGGCGAAGAAGTCAATCAAGCTTGACCCAAAAATGGCACAAGCGGAGTTTGAACGATGGGCCGAAACCGCGCGGATCGACATTGAGATTGACACGTCTGACGAGGACGCGGCAGGCAAGAGGGCCGGGATCGCTGCGGTCACCAAGGCGATTGAGAAGGGCAGGTTCATCGTCGAGGAAGATGGAATCGGCTGGTTCATGGCCGACGTGCAAAAAAAGCAGGTGAAGATCGAATTCAAGAATTTCTACAACGGCGCGCATGTGGCTATGGACCGGAAAAAAGAGGGTCACCACAACGCCAAGCTGAACGCTTCTCTGAGCGCCGTCACTGGACATCCGGACGTGACGTTTGTTTCGATGCACCCCGCGGATCTCAAACTCTGTCAGGCGGTAGCTCTTCTTTTTTTGGTGTAATCACCGGGCCGCTATTGGTCCGGGAAGGCGAGGAACGGAGACTTTACAATGGGCAGCACACACGAGCGAACGTCTACGGAGAAATGCTCTTGCACGTGCTGTCCTCGTACTCCCTGGGAGTTGATTATCGAACTTTAACGATGGCTGAAATTGAGTTTTTCTACGACGGCCTGCGCGGCGAATTGAAGAGAGCGACGGAGATAAAGTAGTGGCGAACGACCTAATCATCAAGACGATCTTCAAAGCGATTGACAGGATCTCGGGTCCCGTTAAACGCATGTCGTCCGGTGTGTCTAAGTTCTCGCGCAATGCCGCGCGGTCAATGGGCCAGGTCAACCGAATAACCCGCGAGTTGGGGAGGACGATTTCCAGGGGAGTCACCCGAGGGTTGAAACTCGCAACGGTGGGCGTCGTTGCCCTTGGGGCGGCGATGGCGAAAATCATCGGTACGGGGGCGGAGTTTGAAAGGTCAATGGTGTCGGCGACCGCCAAATTTCCTGAAGGAATAAAAAGGGGCACCAAAGAATTTGACGCGCTGGAGTCCAAGGTTCGAGAGATCGGGGCGACTACCGAGTTTAAAGCGACACAGGCCGCGGAAGCCCTTAATTTCCTCGCCATGGCCGGGTTTAACGCCACGCAGGCAAGCGCGGCACTCCCTGGGGTTGTTGACCTTGCGACCGCCTCAAATATGGACCTGGCGACTGCAACGGATATTGCCTCGGATTCGTTGAACGCCTTCGGGCTTGCCACTGAGGACGCCTCGAAACTGGGCAGCAACCTTGCGCGCGTGAATGATGTTTTGTTGAAAACCACGACGTCGACCAACACTACCATGGAAGACCTTTTTGAAGCTGTGAAGGCGGGGGCCCCCACGGTCACGGCAGCCGGGCAGAGTATCGAGACGTTCGGCGCGATTGTTGGTACTCTAGCGGACGCGGGCAATAAGGGGGAATCCGCCGGTACGGCACTTCGAAATATGTTCCTTCGGATACAAGCGCCCGTCGGCGCAGCACGCGGACTTATTAGGAAGTACATAGGGGACATAAAAAACGCGGACGGGTCGATGATTGACATTGTAGAGGTTATCCGGAGGCTCCAAGGGTCGTTTAAGAGTCTTGGGAAAGTAGAGCAAGCCCAAATCCTTGATACGATGTTTGGGAAAAGAGCCATCGGGGGGGTTCAGGTTTTGCTGGCGAAGGGGGCGGACGGGATCGAGACGTTGAGGCAAAGACTACTGGATGCCAAGGGCGCGGCGGCGGGGCTCGCTGGGGAGATGAGAGACACTACCGCCGGGTCAATTGACAACCTGAAAAGCGCCGTTGAGTCAGTGATAATCAGCCTCTTCAAGTTGGATGATTCAGGGATCAAAGGCGTCATCGATGCGATGACCGGGTGGGTGCGTGCAAACGAAAAGCTGATCGTCCAGAAAATCGGCGATACCATCACAGAGCTCAAGGAAAACTTCGATGATTTGGTGAAATCCGCAAAATATATCGGTGCGGTAGTGGGGACCGTTTGGCTTCTGACAAGCGCGATACGGGTAGCCAGTGGGGCAATGACGTTGTTTAATTTAGTAGCTGCGGCCAATCCGCTAGGTCTGGCTGTCACGGCTGCGATTATCTCGATAGGATTTCTTGTAGCGACGATAGCAACGAACTGGGAAGACATCAAAATCACTACAGGGTGGCTGGTCGACGACATAATTGATTCTTTTCTAGGTCTCGGATCGTGGTTTGTGGACGTGTGGATCAACGGGATAGTCAAAGGCTTCGATTGGCTTGTTTTGTATTTCAAAACGCTGTTTACGGATCCAATCGAAGGGATCAAGATGGGGTTCGAGGGGGTACTAAACGTGATTTCTACGGCGATCCTAAAGATCGGCGAGCTTATGCGAATGATCCCCGGGGTCGGGATGGCGATGGGCGCGATTGATTGGGTGCTCGGCAACGACAGGGAAGCCTCGAAAAATTACATTCCCCCAGGGAAAATACCTGTCCCGAAGGTGGCACCCCCAGCTATCCCCAACGGCGCTGAGTATTACAGAGGTAGAGACGGGGCCGACGGGGCTAGCGCTCCCCAAGTGCAATCCCCGGCCGCGAGAGCTGCCGCGATAGAGCGGAGCGAAACGAAGACCACGCGGGAAGGCCGCTTGACGATTTTGAACGAGTCCGGGCGAGAGACCTCATATGCAGGGGATGACCTGCTCGACATGGGCATCTCGATGCAGCCCACGGGGACTTTCTAGGATGCCTTGGCAAGCGAGACAGGGCGGCGCTGCGTACACTCCCCCTTCGGGCGTGCGGATCGAATTCGATTATCAGATAGTACCCGAGGAATACACACTCCGCGGGACGGTCTTTGAGTTCTCTGGTTTCAACGGGTCCTACGTACAGCAGCACGGGGCGTCCGGGCGTCGTAACCCGTTGCGGATATACCTAGCGGGGTCCGAGCACGACCGCGCCGCCAAGGTCCTCCGCGCTGCTCTCCTAGAGTTTGGTGTTGGCGTTCTGGAATTGCCGTTCAAGGACCCGGTTAACGTCGTCCCCCTTGGGGATATGAAGCTCGTACAGGATCACGTCACCCGGGCGAATGAGACCGCCTTTGACGTTACGTTCTATGAGACCACGGGCGCGGCGTTCCTCACGAGGCAGGAGGACGCGGCCAGCGCGGCCAGCATCGCGCTTGAGGAATTTGGCAGCGCGAGCGCCGTAAGTTTCGCCAGCTCAGTGGATTTGCTGAGTGTCGCGGAGCAAAGCGCGTTTCGTACCACTTTTGAAAATGTTTTAAAGACCGTCCAAAACACCACGGGGCAGATCGCCGCGGTGCAAGAGAACATCAACGATGAGTTCCAGGACGCTATGGACCTCGCCAACGAGACGATTGACACCTTAATTAAAGACCCGCTAGATCTGGCGTTCCAGACTCAACTTATAGTAGGTCTCCCGGGTCGCTCGATCACCTCCATTAGCGCCCGCCTGGACGGCTATAGCAATCTGTCTGCGCAGCTTGTCAGTACCCCGACCGCAACCCCTGGAGGCCCTGGGGGCCTCGGCCCACAACCGGGGATTACCACGGGGACGGGGAACGACGCGCAACCGACGAATAATTTCCACCTCTACGAGTTGGTCGTTGGGGCGTCCGTCGCGGGATCCATTCAGTCGACGCTCTACACGTCCACTACGTTGGGAACCGCGGGCCTGCTTCCGGGTGTCAGTCTGAGCCAGGCGGATGCGGAGGACAGCGGGACGGATACAGGGGACAGCGCTTTTGCCACTGCTGAGCAAGCGGTCACCGCAGCGGGTGAGTTACTTGACCAGCTCGCGGCCTACACCGCTTGGCAGGACGTCAATTACACCGCCATCAACGGCGCGGGGGTCATCCCCACGAGTGTCAACACGGAATATGGAGACGCAGCGGAGGCACTTAGGAGGGCGGCGGCTCTTGCGGCTGGCTACCTGATACAACTTTCATTTTCCCTCGCCCGTGGACGCTCCTACGTAACTCAGGGGCCTCGGCATTTTATCGAGGTGTGTGCGGAGCTTTATGGGTCCGTTGAAAACGACGTCCAAGATTTCTTCATCTCGTCCAACAAACTCACGGGGGATGAGCTGGTAGAAATCCCCGCTGGTAGAGAGCTGGTTTATTACAGTGTCTGAGTCTATTTCCATATCGGTCGATGGGAAGCGTTTTGACACGTGGTCCACGGCTCAAATCGCCAGGGCGATCGATAGTATCGACACGGTCCAGGTTTCTCGACCGTTCGACCCTACGGACCCCTCGCAGCGGGAAACCTTCAAGCCGCTCGGGTACCAGAGCACGGTCGTATCGGTTGGTGGGGAGACCATCGTGACAGGGACCACGGTCCCCGTCGTACCCGAGTTGACCGACTCGTCCAACATGGTAGCCCTTGGGATCTATTCGACCCCTGGCGTCCTTTCGGAATGCCCGCCGGACCAAGCCAGCTACCCCTTGGAGATGAAGGGGCTGACGTTGCACGAGATAGCAAAGCGCTTGTGTGATCCGTTTGGGATCCGTGTCAAAGCGGTCGGGGTTGCCCCAGGGAAGCCCTTTGAAAAGGCGAAAATAGGGACGGGCGAAATCCTCCCTTCGTTGGCTGAATTAGCCAAGGCCAAAGGCCAGCTGATTACCAGTTCCAAAAACGGGGACCTCGTTTTTCAGGCGGCGAAGACCGACGGATCGACGGTTGCCCGCTTGTCCTGGGGACTACCCCCGATGATGGGGATCCGTCCATCAATCAAGCCCCGTGAGTATTTTTCGAAGGTGACAGGCGTTAAACCAATTCGGCCTAAGTCCAAAAAGACAGAAATTTTTACGGTTCATACACCCCACATTGGGAACGTGTTTCGACCTTTTATCTACGACGTCAAGGACAACTTGGAGCTTGACATTCAGACAAATGTGCAATCGAAGGTTTCCAGGATGATCGGGAACGTCGTCTCCTACGACATCGAGGTTGCCACGTGGCGCGACAAGAACGGGAGACTGTGGGAGCCCAACACCTTTGTGGAGGTATACGCCCCCGGGGTGATGATCTATCGGAAATTTATTTTTCTGATTCGGTCCGTAGTTCTGACTCAAAATAAAGACAGCGAAACGGCATCTCTTCAAGTGGTTCTCCCCGGCTCATTTACGGCCAGCGAGAAGATCGGAAAATACCCATGGGACGAATAGTGCGCGTTGTAAAAACGGCGGTAGTCGACGGGGTCCGAATCATTACGGTTGATCCGGGCAACGAGTCTTTCGACGATGCCGAATTGTACCTACCCCCGGGCGAGGACTCAATGCCGCAGGTGGGCGATCTGGTAGTGGTGGTTAGTGCGGTGTTGAACGGGGGCCCCATCGTAGTGGGGACATTGGACGAGAGCACGCCGGACGGGGTAGAGGGGAAAAAGCGCATTTATTCCCGTGGTTCTTCGGGGACCCCCAAAGCTTGGGTGACTCTGAATGTTGACGGGTCTATCGAGATTTCAAACGGGTCCGGAACTTTCACGATGGCGACCAGTGGGAAAGTCACTATCAACGGGAATCTTGAGGTTCTGCCGTGAGTTTGAAACCCATCATGAACACCGCCGGTCGCCTCGGCCATTCAGTGGGGAGCACGATCACTGGCGGGATATTTGTCCCCGTCTCCGCTCCCTCCGCGACAGTGCTTGCCGGGGGCTCTCAAGTCTACCGAGGGCCGCTTGCGTTTAACTTTACAGGAGGTTCGGGGCCTGGGTTCGTACCCGGTTCTGTCCTGTCGATACCGGGGAACACAATACCTCCGACTGCAACCTCGGTCTTAGTCGATGGCCTCTCCCCGATGCGAGCGGGAGATAAATTAGATTCGATGTTTTGCACGGGTACTTTGGCCTCCGGTGGCGGGATAGGGACGATTGAGGGCCCGGTGGAAGTCGTGGACGCAGGTCAATCGAAAGTGAGTGCTCAATGAGTGATGTACTTATGACATTGGACGAAAACGGGGGGAACATCGTTATCGACGGTCGCAAGAGTGCGGGGGGCCCTTACTCGGGAGAGGTCCGGTTGACGGACGGTCCCGAGACGGATTTCCTACACGCTCTCTTTGGGGGCCAGCAAGACCCAGAATGGTGGGGCAACCTAATTGGTGACGTGAGTTACAAAAGCAGGACACAAGACCTTGTGCGGACCCTTCCTCTGACCTCTGGCAATCTCATCCGAGTGCAAGCGGCAATCGAGAAAGACCTGGAAGACGCGGGGTACACCGATTTTGGGGACGTTGAAATAACGATACCCCAACCCAACCGGATTAACTTCCAAGTGGGGGACGTAGTGATAGAGAGGGATTGGCTATGAGCGCAACGATCCCAACGACTGCAGCGATTGAATCGGGGATAGTCGGCGAGTTTGAATCCAAGTTTGGCATCACCGTCCCGATTTCGAATAAATCCTTTTTGCGCGTCCTGTCCCGAGTGTTGGCGGGTCTGATAACGACCCTCTACAAATACGGCGGCGCCCTCGTCCTGAACATGTTTGTCAAGTACGCCTCGTACGAGGAGACGACGATCAACGGGAAAAAGATAGTGCCGCTGATAGAGTGGGGACGTGCGTATGGCGAGCCAGACCCAACGGCGGCCACGCGCGCCTCCTACTATGTACTGGTGACAGTCACGACGCAGACCGGGACTCTGGCGAACAACACTCAACTTCGGAATACCTCCTCGGGCGTCATTTACCTGACGGTTGGTGCCGTGGCCCTTGACGCCGCGACGAAGTCCGTACTCGTCCGAGCGAACGGGGATCCGGACGGGAACAGCGGCAAGGGCATCCAGGGGAATTTGACGGTAGGAGACGAACTTGAGTTTGTAAGCCCCACTGAAAACGTTTCGCGAATTGCGACGGTCACCTCGGAGGTAGACCACGCGGTAGACGGGGAAACCGAGGCGGAGTACAGGGCCCGGGTCTACAACCGGTCGCGCAAGCGCAAGCAGGGCGGGGCCGCGGTAGACTACGAGTTTTGGGCGAAAACAGTTGACGGGATTACGTCCGTGTACCCGTACAAGGGGGACCCGGGGATCGTCCAGGTTTATGTGGCCGCGGCGGCCGAGACAAACGGCATACCTACAGCCTCCCAGTTGACGGCGGTCGAGGTGGCTATCGAACTTGACGACGGGGGGCTTGCCTCGCGTAGGCCAATCAGTTCTTTTGTCGTGGTCAACCCCATTTACCGCACTGCATTCACGGCCGTTGTTAATGGCTTGACCGTTACGGACGATCAGGCCGACGTAGAAGACCAGATTGAAACGGCGATTGAAGCGTATTTCGCCAGCCGTGAGCCCTACGTCCATGGGCTTACCCTCGACTCTCGGAAGGACCGGATTACAGCGACAGCAGTGGCCAGCGCGGCGCAGGATGTCGTGGACGCATACAACGGGATAATTTCTAGCGTGACCGTGGCTGAGGGCGGCGATTCTATAATAGTTCGAGCGCTCGGGATGGGCGAGAAAGCAAGTGTAAGTGTTTCGTTCACTTAAAGCGCTCCTACCTAGGACCCCGTTGTGGGACATCACGAACGCGAAGCCGTTGCGTTATCTGTTCGAGGCGATCGGTACGAGCTTTGACCCAGTGCGGACCTATTTCGACCTGCTTTGGCTCGATGCGTTCCCCTCTTATACCCGGCAGATGAACGCCTGGGACGCGGTCCAGGGCGTGAAACGCACGGGGTTCACCGACGCGGAGAAAATAACGAGGATGGCCGGGTGGCTGCAGATGCAGGGCGGCCAGTCTCCTCGCTACATCCAAGACGTTCTGCAGGCGTCTGGTTACCCTGTCTATGTCCACGATTGGTGGTCGGACACTGTCCCGACGGCGCGGAACCCGCGTACGACACTAGTCGGTATTCAGCTCGGTTGCGACGACTTAGAGATGGAGTGCGGAGAGCCCTTGGCGGAGTGTGGGGCCTTTAAAAGCGCCACGGGGTACGCCCTCGTCAACAAGCTCTACATCGCGCGCCCCGCGTACGTGACGGGGTGCGACGAAACCCTGATGGAGTGCGGCGAGGCGACCGCGGAATGCGGGAACTACGATGGTCTGGAGTTTTATCGAATTGAGTACGAGGTACCCGAGGACCCGACCCTTTGGCCATATTTTATGTACGTTGGCGGCGCGACGTTCGGCGACCAAGTCTTTATCCCACTTGAGAAAAAAGAAGATTTCGAAGATCTACTTTTGAGTATTTGTCCCGAGCACTTATGGCTCGGGCTTTTGGTGACTTATGTTTCGGGATACATCTACGAGGATGCGTCTCTTGAATACCTGTACGAGGACGCACTCGGAACGGGTACCCGACTCTACGAGGTTCAATAATGGCTACAGACAAAGCGCATAGCGAGGTAGTGGTAGGGTCCAGACACGCCCCCCACAATTTATCCTACCCAAACGCGGCCTCCAGGGAGGCGGGGATAAACGAGGGCAGTTTGATCACGTTGACCGCTGCGAATCTCTGGCAATACGCCAAGCAGGACGATGACAATTCGACCTGGATGCTCACCTCTTATTCCCCTATAGTTTGGAAGGCCCTGGGCAGCGGGGACCGCTTTGATTACTACACAGTGGGAATGGGGGTGGATGGCGCTTCGGCCCCCGATGCCGAAGAGCTGTTTATCCAGGGAGATGCCACGGTTCAAGGGCGGCGCTTTGACGTGGGAGAATCGATAGTAATTGAGGTCCCGTTCCCCCTGGACCTGAAGGTTTCGTCCGGCATACATTTCCAGGTTTGGGGGCTGGTGTCCGCATCAACTCCCCCGGCCGGGCTGGAAGCAATATCGTTCGCAATGGCTGGATACGCGCGGGGCATGGGGGACTCATTGTTGGGGTCCTACGGGAGTGAGGTAACCTCGGATATTATTGACCTAGTGGTTGAAGGGGTAGCCACTCAATATGATTTATATCGGACTCCTTGGAGTGCTGCGGCCACTATCCCAGGGCTAGCCAAGGGCACTCTGGGTCACTTAGAGATCGAAAGAAAAACGATAACCAACGACTACGCGGAGTCAATCGCAGTGACACACGTGGCTCTAAAGTACGAGGTGGAATGATGGCACAGCGAGTGATCGACTCTTGTGATTTTTACGGTGATAGCGTGGGCATGAGGCAGGAGGGGTGGAGTATTTCCGTGGTACAAGAGGCAGATATTACAGCGGGGGTGGGGTATGGTAGGTTTCCCGGCCATGGAGGGATCGCCCTGGGCGACGCTGGCCTTAGTAGGTGGGCATCGCGTAATTTCCAGACGTCTGGATCTGTCGCTCATATATCGTATTCCGAGAAGATAGCTACCTTTGGGGACAATACCCAGAACTTTTTTGAATTTTACAATAACAGTACAGACCTAGTTCTGCGGATCAAATGCGGAACGGACGGTGCCTTGTACGTATACAACAGTGCTGGGGCCTTAGTGCACACTACTTCCGCGGATACCATAAAGATCGAACAGTGGCAACATATAAAGCTGTCTGTACGGTCTCACGCGAGCGCAGGTACCGCCGACCTGATAATTGACAATGTGACAATTTTCAACCTAACGGGACTCGATACATCTGTTTCTTCGATAGATATTACCAAGTTTAGAATATATGGCTTTGAGGGATATAGCGCATGCCAACTGGGGAATTGGTTTGACGATTTCCTTGTCTGTGATGACGCTGGGTCGGCTCCCTTCAACGCTCAACTGGCGACTGATTTTGTGATTGATACGCTACTTCCGACTTCAGACATAACCGAGGACTTTACCTCGGTTGGAGCTACGTCCGGGTACGAGTGTCTTGATGACCCGCTAGCGGCAAACGATGATGCGAATACGACATACGTTCATAGCCAAACGCCTGCTGACATCAGTCTCCACGGGTTCGAGAATTTGACAGTAACCCCCGCCACCATCTATGGGGTGGCCATGGCGACTGTTTGGCAGTTGGTTGGGGCAGGGGCCAGGACGGCAGCCCACATTTGGAAGCCAGCCGGTACTACCTACACAGACACGGCGGTGACGCCCCTGACGTCGTATTCTACTCAGTATGATCTGAGACCCTTGAATCCCGAGGACGGCGCCGCCTGGGAAAAAGCGGACGTAGACGCTCTAACCGCCGGCATTACCGTGGTGGCCTAGTGGCACTCCCGGATCTATATGCCACTCGTGAGGCGGTGGTTGTTGTCTCGGACGCTGACCCCGTGGTCCACGCCACCCGCGAGGCAGTGATCGTCGTCTCGGACGCTGACCCCGTGGTCCACGCCACCCGCCAGGCCGTCCTGGTGATCCGGTCCCTAGCGCTTGACGATGCGGTACTTCACGCCAC